CCAGCAACACACAGAGCGCCGTTAGCGCCGGTAATCTCACCAGCAACATCAACCGGAAGCTCATCGAAGATACCGTTAGTGTCAGCAGACGTACCGATGTCAATGGTCGGATTCGTACCACCCGTGCCAGCTTGTACACACTGTACAGACATAACGATTGCACCGGCAGGGAGAGTAAATGTCTCACCAGCGGTAGCAGACGTGCCGATCCGAACATTGGCCGCAGAGGTAGCGGTCGGGTCACAAGCGAACTGAACGCTCTGGACCATAACACCGGGAGCTACAACGCCTTTGCCGCCCCCACCGTAGGAACGAACGACGCCTTGGAAGGTCGTATTAGCCATATCTATCTCCTGTATGGGCTAGTGTCAGTCGCACAATGCAACTGTCAGGGATAAGTTATTATACACAATAAAAAGGGGGGCATCAAGTGCCCCCCTTTAATAAGCCGACGTAAGTTATTACGCGCCCGGTGAACCAAAGATCCCGAGGGGATCGGAAACACCAAACGAATAACGCTCACGAGCCTTGTAGCGGCTGTTGCCCGTATCGAAGTCAGCATCCATAGATGTCTGCATCGGGGTACGAACAAAGTGCTTCAGGCCGTTCGGAACATCGCTCATAAGGAACCAAGCATCCGTGTCCGTCAGATAGTGGTTGACCGTATAACCTTCAGGGACCGAACCATTATTACGCAGTGCGTTAATGTCGTTATCCGCCGTGCCCACGCGACCTTCCGTATCCAGAAGACGTGTAGCAACGAACATAAGGTTCGGGGGAACCACCAGCTTACGCGGTTTAGCCGCGATCAGGAGACCACGCTCGTCCGTCCAACCAGCAATCTGAATGACCGCCGCCTCAAGAGAAGTCTCGTTGAGGTCAGCCGCCGTCGCAGGCGTGTTGGAGTTAGAGCCACCCGAAACAAGCGGGTGAGCCGTAGAGCAAAGAACCTGACCATCACCATAGGTAACGCCAGAGCCGGTGAACGCGTTGTTCAGTACCGACGCAGCCTTAACCTGCTTGGTGTACGCCATAGCGCGGGCGAGAGCCTTCGTATAACGAGACGACAGAGAGTCGTACAAGTTATCTTCGATAGCTTCTTCAGTAACGGAGAAGCCCATCGCAACGGTCTCGTGCGTATAGCGAGCAGTCCACGACTCCTGTGCGTTGTCATATTCGATGGCAGAGCCTTCGTTCTTGACAGGCGCAGCGGAGAAACCGGACAGCTTGGTCTCTTCTTCAAAGGAACGATCCGAGCTTTCAGTCTCGAAAATTTCCTTATGCTCCTCACCGTACTTAGCGTACTCAAGGCCAAACAAAGCGTTTAGGCCGGGGAGGAGTTCTTTCAGTAATTGGGCGCGTGAAATAGCCATTTTACATCACTCCTTATACGCCAGTGGTGTTGTTGAACTGATGGCCCGCGTTCCACTTAACGAGAGCTTCAGTATAACCGCCGGACGCGTTCTTGGTTTCCTCAACCAGACTTACGATCCTGAACGGAAGCGTATTAGTCGTGGCGGAAGTGTCCGAAATCGCACTCTTGGAATTGCCAGTGATCGTGCTACCAGTGTTATCTACACCAGCGACGTTCGCGCCAATATCCGTGATTGCAAGATCACCAATAGTCGTACCAGACGAAACAACAGCAGCCTTAAACAGGACATCCGTGGCATCGACAACATACGCTTCGATGTCGCTAGCAACCGTGCTAGCAGGATAGTACTGTTTGAAAGTCTTCTGTTCAGTGCTTGGGTCTGTAAAAGAACAGCCCACAAAGACGCCGATTGGCGTCATGGCAGCGTCGAACGTATCACGCTCAACAGTACCACCGGTAACGAGTTTAACAGCGTCCCCATTAAAGATGCTCGTGGCATAGCCGCTGGCAATGCCGTAATGACGAGTAACACCTACAAAGGGAACTCCGCTAAGTAGCTTTACCGGGATAAGCCCGTAAGGGCCATCAACAGTAGGATAAGCCATAATTAGCTCCTATGCTAAAGGTTTAGGTTCCAGTGCCGAAAGTAACCTTCGTCTTTCTGTCGTTAAACAGAGGCATACGAGGGTCATTTTCGCGCATAAGGTTGTTGTCAACTGAACTCATCTGGGACTTAGCCTGTTCGTTGTAATAGGCATTACGTTCCTCAACAAGTTCAACCGGAGCCTTACAAAGCATTAGACCACCAATTACAATGTTATCTTTGAAGCGTTCTTGCTCCACAGCGACCATAATAATCTCAGGATGATCCGTAGCCTTTACAGGCTCCCAACCTTCACGAAGTTTCGAAGAAACATTAGTGGCGTCAACTTCACCCTGCGTAGCAACTCGTACCCAGTGATATTTGTAACCCGGCTCGGGATCAGGAGAAGGTAGAACCTCCGGGCGCTGCCAAGCTCTTACGCGAGTACTTTTATCACGAGTATCGTTTTCACGATTGATTCGGTTGTTAGCCATTACTGTTCCTCATTTGTATTGCAACCTGTTTGGCGTATTCATCGAGAGGCACTCCAAGACGTTTCGCAAGGCTTACCTGTGTTTGCGTTAGTACCACCTTCTTAGGTGCTGTGCTCCGCGTAGCGGGTGCAACCACATTAGCCTGACGTTTCGGCGTCCTCTTCTCGTCATCTTCTTCAGCATCGTTCGACATACTGTCGAAGTTCTCTGGGAAGACTTGCTGCATACGAGTATCTAAAGCCTCGTAGTAGTCGTCACTTCTCGGGTCTACACCCGATTTAACGAGCTTATTATGCAACCCCAGAGCAAAGCTCGTCATTTCGTCATCTGTGCCAAACCACGTATTAGACTTAGCCCAATCCGCAGCCCGCTCATCAACTTGTACTGGGGCGTCATTGTTAATATCGTTACTAGAGTCTATATCCAGACTATCTTCCTGTAAAGGAGGTAACTTGATATTATTTAACCTATCTGCCTTTATCTTGGCATTAGTTAAATTTTCTTGTGCTTCAAGAACAGCATCGGAATCACCAGCTTCGTAAGCATCCTTATACGCCTTCTTCGCCTGCGCGAGTTCAACGTCAATAGTCTGCTTAGCTTGGTCAAGGAGAGCCGTCTGGTTTTTACCAACAGTACCCTTCAGAGTACGGTTTTCTTCAACCAACTGCTGAGTGTAACGCTCTAGCTCCTGTCGTTCACGCAAAGCTGCTTCTTTAGCGCGGCGTTCATCGTGATAGCCCTTACTAAAGTGCTTGATGCGTTTCTGAACCTTGTCAGAGTACTCTTCTAGCTCTTCGTCAGTTACTTCTTCCGGCGGATCAGACGCTTTACGGCCTCGATCTGCTTTTGGAGTATCGTCCACAACTTCGATATCAAGCTCTTCACTTGATCTACCGCGCTGCGGATTGCTTTCTTTGCTTTCGCTACTAGCTTGCTCATTACTTACATCCTCAAGAGGTGCTGCACTAGACGGCTCTACCTCAATCTCAACGCTACCCCCTTCCGCACTATTAGGATCAGGTAACGTAAACTCAACTTTTTCAAAAGGCATGTTCTATCTCCCTACGCTGTCATGATGCCACTAGGATCAGGAATAACGGCTTCAACAGAATCGTCGTTCATAAGACGAAACTCTTTACCGTTAACCTTAAAACGCGTGCCCGTATTCATACGAAACATCACGTAGTCGCCTTGTTTACACCACGGCCCTTCAGGGAAACGCTCTTTATCGCTATACGCACTTTCACCCATGTCAATCACAATACCCATGATTGACATTATATATTCCCGGTGTTTTTCAGCGTCCGTCTTAAGTAGAGAACTACCTTGGTAGTGGTCTTCGATTTCAGGCAACGCAATCAATACGCGATACCCGACAGGCTTGGGAAGCTGGGCCTCCCAGTCTTCATTAGAAACATCGTTGATATTAACAACTTCACTCATCATTATCTTCCATATGACTTCGCAAGAGGTCTTCCATGTGTGAGAGCGCGGTGTCGAGACCCCGAATTACACCGCACAATTCCTTATACTCAGCGTAGTCTTTGGAACTACCGCTAGATAAGAACTCCACTGCAGAGGAGCGTTGCTCCTCGATACGATCTTTAAGCACGTCAAAGACGGTTGTAGCCATATGGCTTACGTATTCCTATTAGGGGTTGTCACAGTCTTGAATATCTCAAGATCCAATTTCTCAGTTTCGGCCTTTTCTTTTACTTTGGCCTCCGCTGCGTCTATCTCCAGCTTCTTAGCTTCGAAGAGAGCATCAATTTTGTCAGCTTCCACTTTACGCTGTTGCTCAGCCATACGTATCTGAACATCAGCCGTATCTTTCTGAGCTTTGCGCTGGACTTCAGCCTGCTTAGTAGCGGCCTCCTGACGGCGTAGCTGTAGGATTGGATCTTGTGCCTGCTGCTGTGCTTGCTGTTGCGCCGCCTGCTGCTGATGCGCTTGTGTAAGCTGTTTACCAGCATCAGCCACAAGCCGAGCAAGATTAACTTCCACCTCTTCGGGTAGCTCTTCGTTCGGGGGTGGGAGTGGTGCACCGAGACGCTCCTCTATCTGCTTACGGTAACTAAACCCGAGGTGCTCAGCAATGTGCGCCTGCAAAGACGCCATAATCTGTTGCGCCTGCGGGTTCTGACCAATCATTTGCGCGACCATCGGGTCTTGCATAAACGCTGTGTGTGTTGCGATGTGCGCGTCATGGTCTTGGTAGATAAACGCACGCATAGGCTTACCAATAAGTGCGTCCATATTCTCACCAACCGGATCTTTCGGTTTGAGATCTTCTTTCGTTGGAACAAGTTTATCTGCGTTCTTTACCCCAAGAACCTCGATCATCTGCCTGTGTAGAGCAGGCAAGTCATAAATCTGCGGTGCAGACTGGGCCATCTGAAGGACAGCCTGATACTGCACAACCCGTTGCGCCATCGTCGAACTATTCGGGTCGCTAACAGGGATTACGTCTACTAGAGCATAGTCAGCTTGTCGGGCACTGACCTCCCCCCTCAAGGGTTCGTAGCCGTATTCGGCAGGAGCGTACTCGGCCATGATCGCCTTGAGGAGCTTGAACTCCTGCTTCATAGCATAGTGTACGCGGGCCTGCACCGCAGCCATTGGTTTAAGGGTCCGCTCAAGGAGGGCAAGTGTTGTACCCACCGGAGCGTTAGCCGACATATCAGAGATGTTCATATCACTGATAGCGCCGAGCCTACGGCCCTCGTTCGTAATTTTATCAAGCAACTGTAGAAGTGTCTGTGACGGCTCTTTATAGGGGAGCGTCATGATATTATCACGGACACTTCCAGACGGTACGTCTACATCGCGGAACTCACCCGGCTCAATGGGCGTGTCATCACCCTTAATACGAAGGCCACGAGATTTAAGACCCCCCGGTAAGTTAGATAACGTACCCGCATCAACTAGCTGGCGAATAATAGAGGTACCCGCCCGTGCGTAACCACCAATGATGTGGATCAAACCAAGGCCGTAGAACCCAAATCCCGGCACATATACATAATGTACAAAGTGCTGCCGCTTGAGCATGAGCGGGTCTTCAGGATTCCAGTTGCGACGAATAGCAAGAACAGCGTTAGTACCGCGCTCAATAGTAACAACATATGGACGAGCGACATCATCATCGGAATCATCAAAGCCGTCGATAACCATATCGACGTGCACCTCGTAAATACTGTAGCGCTCGTCGTCAGTAATCGAGTAACCGCCGTCTTTCGCTTTTCTCTCTTCAATATCAGTGTGGAACGCCTGCGGTTCGCCTAACTCAATATCCCGATAGAAGCCACTGACTTGTAACTTACGAAGTTCGTTCTTGGTCTTACGCATAATGTGCGTGACACGCTCAGCGCTCTCAATATGCGAAGCTCCGTAAGGTACAATAACATCTTCAGCCGGGACATATACCGCCACCTGACGCATGATGTTAGGATCGTAGTAGACTTTCTTGAACGCGGACCCAGCCAACCCAAGGCTGTACAGCATACGTTCATGCTCAGGCCGGTACTCGACCATACGCTCCGTAAGCTCGTAATTCATATCCGCTTTGACGCGCTCGGAAGCCTCAAGTTTGTCTTTGCTCTCTTCCCCGAGGATCTTAACCCTCACAGGCCCGGAAGCGGGGAACGTCTCACTCATGGTTTCCGCTTGAAACCGAATAGCAGCCTCGGCAAGCACCGTAGAGAACACACCGCACGCACCATCCCACGGATCAGTACGCTCTTCATACTTGAAGCCTAGAA